GACGTAGAGATTATAGACCGCATTGGTCTTGCCTTCAGTGAGCTTAACAGGCTTCCTGATTGGTATCAGTACTTGTTATTCATGGCAGTATCTGCATCCTTTGGTATTCGTGGTGCTGACAAGTTGTTGGCCCTGAAGGGGAAAAAATAGATGGCAACGCCAAAAATTATTTGGAGAAACGGTCAGCCTTTTATTAGAGGGGCAGATGGCACTCTTGTCCGGTATATCGAACAAGGTCGTGATGATATGTCTCCTATTGATAGCGGTTTATCAGGTGGTTATGTTGGTAGTGGTCAGATGGGAGCCATTGGCGGTATTCTTGGTGCAACTGGCCCAACACAATCGGCTGGCGGTAAAGCCGCTATTGACCGCTTACAAAACCAAGCAGACAGACAAGCTTGTAATCTTTCTGGTGGTTTTTATACACAAGGCGGTGTTTGTCTTACAGGAGAAGAAGCAAAGGCTCAAGTTGACAAAATATTAAACAATCCTGATTCTCCTAGTGTATTAACAGAAAGAGCTAATAGGTGGGTTGAAAGAAACACGGATGACGGAACTGCTGACGAAACTAATAAAAATGTAAGTTCTATTACAGACGCAGAAGCAATACAAGAAGTATTAGCACAAATACCTGAAAAACTTAAAGGTTACGTTACTGAAGAAAATATTATTGATGTTCTTAAAACTTTAGGCGGTATTGAAGACCCCATGACTGCAATTAAAAGAGGCATGATTGGTGGGATTAGTGCTGATGAGTTGTTTGGAGATTGGAGAGAGTGGACAGTATTTGGAACTTTATCCATTCCCGGTGTACCTCTGCCTCCCGGTATTGTTGATGTTACTCTTGGTGATATAGCAGATGCTGTTGAAAATATGGGCGGTACTATTTCTGATTTTATTGAAGGAATGAAAACCGATCCTTTAGGTGAACTAGAAAAAATTAAAGATTGGGTGCTTGGTGAAGTAGAAGGAGTATTTGGAGGAGATAAAGACGATCCCGGCTGGGGTGGTAGCATGGGAGGTTTTGGAGATTGGGTAAACGGAGTCTTTGGAACCATTCTTGGTGGTACTATTCTCGGTACAATCTACGATGAAGTTTCAGGGTACTTTGAAGGAGGCGATAGTCCAGATCCAAGCGCTCCTCCAGTGGGCGGTGCAGATGATACATCAGAAGATAGTCCTGATCCCACACCTAAACAAGGCGATGACATTGCTGATCTAGGTGTTGATCCTGATCTTACAAAAACAACTGATTTTAATGTTGGTGGTTTTGACGATGACGATAACGGTGACGATACATCAGGGGATTTAGATTTTAATTTTGATTCTGAAAAAGTAGATGATGGGTTAAAATTTCCCGGTGGCGGTGATGATGGCGGTGGTTCCGATGACAGGATTGATGATCTTAACTATGATGACGATGAAGACGAAATAGGCGGTGGTAGCGATGGCGGTGGCGGTGGCGGCGGTAGCAGCGGCGGTGGAGATTTTGAAGGCACAGTCCAAGGTCTTAGCTATGTAGCACAGCCTGTTCCGGGTTTAATGTCAGGCCCTCCTGTAGATGCTATGGGTGAACTAAATAATCTTATTGTTAATCAGATAAACAAACGTGGGATGCTAGCATGACACAGCAATATGGCAGGGGGCTTACTCCACAGCAACAAAAACAATTTAGCTCATGGTGGCTAGACCAGCAGTATGGTGGTGACCTGAATAACGTAGCCGGTCTTACCCAAAACGAGAACGGGTATTGGCAAGGTGAGCCGGGACGTAAATACGACATTAACCCAGAAACAGGACAGAAAGGAACGTTTCAGTTTTTAAGTGGATCTGGCGCTCCCGGTTGGCTAGACGTTACGCCTGAAAAGTACGGTGAGTACAGTAATATAGGCGGCGGTCAAGTTAAGATGATTAGAAACCGTCATGGCCTGTATACACCCGAAAGTGCGTATGGACACGATGGCAACTTCTCTCGACAGTATCAGTTTACGACTAACCCCAACACTGGAGAAGAAGGAAAGTGGATCTTTTTAGGCCAGATGGGGTGGGTTAACATTGAAGGTGATCCTCAACCAGAGCCAGAAGAGGGACAGATTGTATTTGGTGGTGGTGGTCAAATAGCTGGCCCTTATGATCCTGATTATGACGGTTCTGTTAAAGACGCATCTAGTGACACAGATATAGATAATGACTCATCTAGTACTATAGAAAGTACGGACACGAGTTTAAATTCTTCAGGCATGATGAGCGGTGGTAACAGCAGTAGAGGAAGTAGTTTTTCTCCTTCTACTCCTATGGGTCTTAATTACGCAGCACCTCAAGCTATGCAAATAGCCCAAACTCCTAAAGTAGACTACGCTAAAGTACTTAACAATCTTCTTATAGCAGATGTTTTTGGCGGTATGATGACAGGTAAAAAAGTATGACTTATTTAAATTTAGTAAACAGTGTACTTAGACGCCTACGTGAAGATGAGGTTACGTCTGTTTCTAATACTACTTACGGCGCTATGGTAGGTGACTTTGTTAATGACGCTAAAAATCTTGTGGAGTCTGCGTGGGATTGGTCTGCACTTAGAACTACGCTTACGGTAACAACAAGTGCTGATGTCTTTAACTATGTACTTACAGGCTCACAGAACAAGATTAAAGTTCTTCACGCTATTAACGACTCATCGAACTTAACAATGCAGTATCAACCGCAGGCATGGTTTGATGACCAGTATTTAATTAATACTCCTGTTTCTGGTGAGCCAAGTTTTTATACGTTTAATGGAGTAAACTCTAGCGGTGATACTCAGATTGACGTTTACCCCAAACCAGACGCTGCTTATACTCTCCGGTTTAACTGTATATTGCGTAACGACGAGTTAAGTGCTGACACAGATGACTTGATTATTCCTAGTCAGCCTGTTATTCACATGGCAGTAGCTCTCTTAGCGCGTGAGCGGGGCGAGACAGGCGGTACATCAGCGGCTGAATACTTTGGCATTGCTGATAAGTATTTGTCTGATGCGATTGCGCTGGACGCACAAAAACACCCTGAAGAAGTTATTTGGTACACTCCGTAAGGAATACGTATGGCACAGCCACTTACAAGTATTAACTTAGTTGCTCCTGCGTTTAAGGGCGTCAATACGGAAGACTCTCCGATTGCACAAGACCCTTCATTTGCAGACGTTGCAGATAACGCTGTTATTGACAAGCGTGGTCGTATCGCTGCGCGTAAAGGTATTTCTGTAATTACTACAAACAAGACTGCTCTTGGTTCTGACCATGTTCATAAGGTTCATTACTTTTATGATGACGCAGGTAACGAAGTAGTATTTACTGCAGGTAACAACAAGATTATGACAGGGACTACTACCCTGACTGACGCTACGCCCGGATCATACACAATTACAGGCAACAACTGGAAAATTGTAAACTTTAATGACAAAGCGTACTTTTTTCAGCGTGGGTACGATCCTCTTGTGTACGACAACGCTACAGGACTACGTACATTTACTGTAGCAAACAGCGGAGCTACTAACGCAACTTTTAAATGTCACGAGGCTTTGGCAGCTTATGGTCGTTTGTTTATTGTAGACAACGCAACTGACAGCCAGACTATATACTGGTCAGACCTTTTAGACGGCAGTGCTTTTACTGGTGGCTCCAGTGGTTCTATAGATGTATCTAAAGCATGGCCTGATGGCTATGATGAAGTAAGGGCGTTAGCTGCTCACAACGATTTACTAATTGTTTTTGGTAAGCATAGTATTATTGTGTATTCAGGCGCTTCTAGTCCTGCAAGCATGGCGATAGCAGATACTATTGCAGGCGTTGGGTGCATCTGTAGAAACTCTGTACAACACATTGGTACAGATGTATTGTTTATGTCTAACTCAGGTTTGAGAAGTCTTGGACGTACTATCCAAGAAAAGTCTCTTCCTATATCTGATCTTAGTTTAAATATTAAGACAGAGTTAATTGAAGTGATTCAAGCTAGAAGCGAACCTACAGCTTCTGTGTACAGCCCTGAAAACTCTTTTTATCTAATTGCATTTCCCGGTCAATCTACTGTTTATTGTTTTGATCTTAAAGGAGCATTAGAAAACGGAGCTTATAGAGTTACTCGTTGGCCTTCTGTTGGTCATAAATCGTTTGAGCGTAAAGCAGATGGTACGTTGTACATTGGTACGTCTGATGGTCTTGGTCAGTATTCAGGTTTTAAGGACAATACTTCATCGTATCGGTTTAGGTACTACAGTCCGGGCTTGACCTTTGGCGATCCTTCAAAAATTAAGTTACTTAAAAAAGTAAAACCTACTATTGTTGGTGCTGGTGGTGCTACGGTATTTATGAAGTGGGCTTATGATTTTGAAACAGCCTTTAAAACTTATACTTTTTCTGTAGGAAACCAAGCACCAGCTTTATTTGGTATAGACGAGTTTGCTGTAGGTGAATATACAGGTGGAGAACTAACTACTAGAAACTCTGTGTCAGGCACAGGGAATGGAAGTGTAATAACTATTGGCATGGAGGCTGAAATAAACGGCTCTGCCTTGTCTCTCCAAGAAATTAACGTATTAGCATTAATAGGTAAAACAGTATGAGCAATTATACAAAGACAACAAACTTTACCGCTAAGGACAGTTTACCTTCTGGAGATAGTGGCAAAGTAATTCGCGGTAGTGAGTTTGACACTGAGTTTAACGCGCTTGCAACAGCAGTTACATCAAAAGCTGACTTAGCATCTCCTACTTTTACAGGCACTGTGACGATCCCTGCGTTAAACTTTACGGGAACTCTGTCAACAGGAACGATTGATGGAGGTACTTACTGATGAGTTTATTAGCTTTACTAGGGCTTGGAGGTTTAGGCGCTGCTGGGGTCGGCACTGCTTATAATAAACTAGAAGGTATTGGCGAGCAGGCTAAACAAGAAGCTACTACATTAGCCAATCAAATAATGCCTATGTCTCAGTTCCGTCCGTTTACTGTAACGTCAGCAACGGGTGGACAGTTTGGTGTTACTCCTGAAACAGATGCAGAAGGAAACGTCATAGGTAGTCAAGCTACTATGGGTGTTTCTCCTCAAGAGCAAGCACTACAGGGTATGTTGATGGATCAATCTCAACAGTTCTTGGGACAGTCTGCTATGCCTATGGGTCAACGAGAAGCAGATGTGTACGAACGTATTCGTGCTGTGCAGTCTCCTGAAGAAGAGCGTCAGCGTTTAATGCTAGAAGAACGACTAATGAATCAAGGCAGGCTAGGTGTACAAACTGGAATGTTTGGCGGTACTCCTGAAGCGTTTGCCCTGAACAAGGCACAAGCAGAAGCACGTAATCAGGCTTCTCTAATGGCTATGCAACAGGCACAGGCTGAACAGGTACAAGCACAACAGATGGGTCTGTCTGCTCTGGGTGGTTCTTATGTACCACAGGCACAGCTTCTGAATGTCCAGCAAGCATCTCAGTTGTTCCCACAGATGCAACAGCAGGCTCAGTTGTTCGGTACTGGTCAGTTCGGTGAGACTATGATGACAGGTATTGAGGCTCAGTTAATTGCAGAGCAGGCACGAGCTAACTTGCTAGGTGGTATAGGTTCAGGGTTACTTAGTGGGTTGTTTAGCCCTGTTGCTACTTCTGGCGGTGGAGTTGGTAATCTTGTAACTAGTGTGTTAAATACTCTTGGAGGCAGTGATATAAGGTTAAAAGAAAACATTGAAAAAACAGGAACTGTTGAAGGGATTAATTTGTACACTTGGGATTGGAATGAAGAAGGTCAACGAATTGTAGGAGATCAAAAAGCCTTTGGTGTTCTTGCTCAAGAAATTAAAGAACAAAGACCTTCTGCTGTTATTCAAGGATCTGACGGTTACCTAAGAGTAGATTACAGTAAGCTTCCAGAGGTTGCTGATTTAGTATTACCTTTGTTTGGTGAGGGTTGAGTAATGGCTAAATTTTCAAGCACATTTTTACAAGGACTCCTTCAACCTTCATATCAAGAAGGGCTGTTTGAAGCTGCTAAAGGCGCAGGCCAAACTCCGGGTTTGCTAATTGGAGAACGAGACCGACAAAAACGAGAGCAAGGAAGAATGGGCGGTATGCTGGCAGCACAACAGGCTGCTTCTGAGGGGCGTTTTGATAATGAAACTATGAAGGCATACATAGGTAGCCTTCAAGGGCTTGGTATGTCTCCAGAAGATATAATGAAAACCATTCCTGATTTACAACAAATTAACCAATCTGGTGTATTAAACAACAACCAAAACCAGTTAGTTGGTTTACAGCAGCAATTAAATGAACAAGCAAAAATTTTATTAGAATCTGATGACCAATCTAGAAAAGAAGCTGCTAATT